TATGGGTGGTGGTGCTATGAAAAAGAAAAGCTTCGCTAACGGTGGCAAAGTTGTAAAAGGTCCATATAGTTAATGACAACTTCATCCTCTACAAACTTTGAGCTAGATGTAGCTGAGTATATTGAAGAGGCTTTTGAGCGTTGTGGCTTAGAAGTGAGAACTGGCTATGACATACAAACAGCTAAAAGATCTATAAATATACTCCTAGCTGATTGGGCTAATAGAGGATTAAATCAATGGACTATTGAACAAAGAACGCAAACTTTAACTTCAGGTACTGCAGAGTATACTTTAGATACAGATTTAATTGATGTTTTGAATGCTGTTATAAGAAGAGGTAGTACCGATTTTTCTATCAGTAGAATAGGTAGGGATCAGTATTTAAATATACCTACCAAATCTACAACTGGAAGACCAAGTCAATATTTTTTAGATAGGCAAATAACACCAAAACTAAAATTGTGGGCTACGCCAGAAAACAGTACAGATGTTTTTGTTTATGATGCTTTAACAAGAATACAAGATGCGGATACTGCAAAAAACACTATGGAAGTGCCTTTTAGGTTTTATCCTTGTTTGACTGCAGGACTAGCGTATTATTTAGCTATGAAAAAAGCACCTGATAGGGTGCAATTATTGAAAGCTATGTATGAAGAAGAGTTTGAAAGAGCGTCAGCAGAGGATAGAGATCGTTCTAATTTATCATTAACCCCTAGCAGTACATATTATGGTTTCGTATGAGTAGGTTTGCTTTAGGTAAAAAATCTAAGTTTATATCAGACAGGTCTGGTTTTGCTTTTCCTTATCGTGAAAGAGTAATGGAATGGAACGGTAATTTAGTTCATAGATCTGAATATGAACGTAAACACCCTCAACTGACACCTAGAAAACCACCTTTTGAGCCACAAGCCTTGCATCAGCCTAGACCACAAGAAACAGATGATAATAATAAATTTATAGTTTATACAAATACTGATAAAGGTATATTAGGAACAGAGTTAACAACCTTTAGTGCTACAACTTCTTTAGGGACTGTAACAGTGAGTGTATCATGAGCTTTACTTTAACAACATTGACACAATCTGTAAAAGATTGGACTGAAAATGATGAAACCACTTTTAATAATGAAATACCTTTTTTTATTAAAAATGCGGAAGAAAGAATTTTTAAAACAGTTGATCTAGATTATTTTAGAAAAAATGTAGAAGGTTCAGCTACCTCTGGTAATAAATTTTTACAAAAACCAGAAGATTATATGGCGACTTTTTCATTATCTGTTATTAGTAGTGGTAGTAATATATTTTTACTACAAAAAGATGTTAACTTTATACAAGAATATCAACCTGATCCAACGGTTACTGGCACACCAAAGTATTATGCACAGTTTGATGTAAATAATTTTATACTTGCTCCTACGCCAAATGCTGATTTTGCTGTTGAATTACACTATTATTATCGTCCAGCTTCTCTAACAACAGACGATAGTGGAACAACATGGATTAGTACAAACGCCCCTGATGCTTTATTATATGGCACATTAGTTGAAGCCTATACTTTTATGAAGGGTGAGAAAGACTTATTAGATTTATACAACGGTAGATATTTGGAATCTATCGCACGATTAAAGAATTATGCAGAAGGTAGAAATTATTCTGATTCTTATCGAGAAGGTTTGGTTAGACAAAGACAAACATGAGTAAAATTAAAAGCGTTGCTATTGTCGGTTTAGGTAATAGCTTTAGCGAATATATTTTAGCTTCTATTAGAAGCGAAAAGTTTGATGAGACATGGGCAATAAACTCTATGTCAGGTGTAATTTTCCATGATAAATGTTTTATGATGGATCCAGCATCAAGGTTTTTAGATACACCAAACGCTGGAAAACAAACAAACATTATGGCTGAAAGGCTGACCACTAAATTAGATATACCTATATTATCTTGCACTTTAGATGAACGATGTCCTGATGTGGTTGAATATCCGTTACAAGAAGTTTTACAAAAAACAAAATACGCTTATTTAAATAATACCGTCGCATATGCTTTAGCTTATGGTATTGCTACTGATGTTAAAGAGTTTCATTTATATGGTATTGACTTTACACATAAGAATGTCAATTTTGCAGAGGCAGGAAGAGCGTGTTGTGAATTTTGGTTAGCTGTAGCTATATCAAAAGGCATAAAAATAAACATAGCACATAGTTCAAGTTTATTAGATACTAATGTACCCGATGATCAAAAACTATACGGCTATCATAGGTTAGAAGACCCTATCGTATCAACGGCAACACAAGGCAATATGTTAATCACAAAAAAATCTAAACTAAGCCCTCCAGAACCAATCGACAACACACCTAATATGATAGGTCGTGAAGATATTCCTGGAGTTACATATGAGGAGAAATAAATGTTTAATGTAGGTGTATCACAAGCTGGAAAAGTAAATGTTATGACATCAGATAAAGGTGGACTAACGAATGAACAAATTGCAGATTTAGCTGTAGATAAAATAGTTAGCATATCAAATGATGCTCCACCACATATTAGGCAACAAGCTAATCAATTTAGAGAACATCTTAAAAAAGTACTCTACCATTATTTGCTCTTGGCAAGAAAGGAAGAACGAGCTAGTATAGTTCATATCTTAAGATCTAATGGTCAAAAAGAAATGGCTGAATATATAAGGAGACTCTAATATGGCTATAGCACAAGCAATGTGTACTTCCTTCAAAACAGAGTTATTGACAGGTACACACAACTTCGCAACAAATGGAAATGCTTTTAAACTAGCACTTTATGCAGAGGGTAGTGGTGGTAAATCATCAACAACTGCAACTTTAGGTGCGACAACAACTGCTTTTACTACTACTGGTGAGGTAGCATCTAGTGGAACTTATGCAACTGGTGGTGGTACTTTAGCAAAAATTGCTCCAACAAGTTCTGGTACTACAGCGTTTACAGACTTTACGGATTTAAGTTTTACAACAGCTACAATAACAGCTATGGGTGCATTAATATACAATAGCACTAATAGTAATAAAGCTGTTTGTGTTTTAGATTTTTCATCTAACAAAACTTCAACATCTGGAACATTTACTATACAGTTTCCAACTGCTGATGCTTCAAACGCTATAATCCGTATAGCATAAAGTAAACCGTTATGGCTAACGGTTGGGGTCAAGGCACTTGGGGTGCTGTTGGTTGGGGAGGTATAGGTAATACCTCTTTTGCTGTAACTGGCGTTGCAGGAACATCTGCCGTAGGTGATGAAGGTGCAACTGGTGGCTCAACTGTAATAGAAACGGGACTAGAAGCTACTGGCTCAATAGGAACAGTCGTTGCAACTAGTGTATTTGTATTTACTGCAACTGGTGTATCTGGCACAACTGCTCTTGGAACCGTTCTTCCTAAAATACCTATAACTGCTGTAGTAACTGGCGTATCTGCCACAACTGGTTTTTTAACTGGTTGGGGTAATGATGGTTGGGGTGCTGGAGTTTGGGGTGGTGGTGTCGCCGCTATTCCTGGACAAGATGTTGTACCAACTCCTGCTGTGGCTACTGGTGCTGTAGGCACAGTCACGGTTACTGGTACTGGCATTTTTTCAGTTACTGGTAATGCAGGAACTACTGCTGTTGGTAATCCTTTAGTGGGGGCTGGAGCTAGTGTAACTGAAACTGGATTAACTGGTACGATAGGTTTTGGTGATGAGTCTGTTGTAGGTACTGCATTAGTTTCACCTACTGGTGTTGCTGGAACAACATCTGTCGGCACAACTACATTAATAACGTCTACTGGAGCACCAGTAACAACAGTATTAGGAACAACTGCACTTGGCTCTGAAACGGTTACTGCAGATGCTAATACAGCAGTTACATTAGCAGGAACAACAATTTCTTTAGGAACACTTGCAATAACTGCCGATTCTGTGTTATCTTTAACGGGAGTTAGTGGAACTGGTCAAGTCGGTGCAGAAAATGTATATGGATTAATTGAGCCAGATCAAGTGGCTAATTGGATTGAAAGGGTAGCGTAATGGCAACATATGTAAACAATCTTAGATTAAAAGAGATAACAACTGGTGATGAATCAGGAACATGGGGTACTTCAACCAATACAAATTTAGAACTTATAGGTGAGGCACTAGGTTTTGGCACTGAAGGCATAACCACAAATGCTGACACACATTCAACAGAAATAGCAGATGGAAGTTCCGATGCTGGTAGATCCATGTATATTAAATATACTGGTACGTTAGACTCGGCTTGTACTATTACCATAACGCCTAACACAATGAAACGAGTGCATATAATTGAGAATGGAACAAGTGGATCTCAAAATATAATCATATCACAAGGTTCTGGTGCAAATGTAACTATTCCACCTGGAGATACAAAGGTTGTTTACCTTGATGGTGCAGGAAGTGGAGCGGCAGTTAATGATGCTTTTGCCTCTTTATCTGTTGTTGATCTAAAAGTTCAAGATGATTTAAGTTTAACTTCAGACTCTGCTGTTTTAAATATAGGTGCAGACAATGATTTTCAAATTACACATAGTGGTTCTGCTGGAACTATTACAAATGGAACTGGTGATTTAACTTTTGATGTTGCAGGTGACATAACTTTTGATGCTGGTGGAGCAGATATTATATTAAAAGATGATGGCACTCAATATGGATTAATAGCAAAATCAAGTAATGATTTAGTGATTACCTCTTCAGTATCAGATGGTGATTTATTGTTAAAAGGTAATGATGGTGGGTCAGGAATTACTGCTTTAACTTTAGATATGTCAGAGGCAGGAGCGGCAACTTTCAATAATTCTGTAACTTGTACTTCTTTAACAGTAGATGATATTACAATAAATGGTTCAACTATCTCTGATAGTGGCACAATGACGATGGACATAGGTGGTGATTTAAATATTGATGTCGCTGGAACAGATATTAATATTAAATCTGATGGAACAGAATTTTTAAGAATAGATAAAAGTGGTACAAATGCTAGATTTGAATCTATTGTATCTGATGGTGATTTACTTTTTAGAGGTAGTGATGGTGGTTCTTCCATTCAAGCATTGCAATTAGATATGTCAGCGGCTGGAGCGGCGACATTTAACGCTGATGTTACTGCCTTTTCTGATAAAAGATTAAAAACTGATATTTCTAATATAAAAAATGGTTTAGAAAAAGTTATGCAGATGCAAGGTGTTTACTATAAAAGAAATGACCAAGAAGATGCTCAAATGAAAGTTGGTGTGTTGGCACAAGACATGGAAGCTGTTGTGCCAGAGGTTGTGTTAACTGCCGATGATGATATGCAAACTAAGTCAGTTGATTATGGTAAATTAACAGCAGTCTTGATTGAGGCAATCAAAGACTTAAAAGCAGAAATAGATGAATTAAAAAAGGGGTAGTAAATGGCGTTACCTAGTTCTGGACCAATAAGCATAGGAGATATCGCAGGTGAGTTTGGTGGGTCTACACCTCATGCTCTATCTGAATATTACGGAAAAGGTAACGCTCCAAACTCTGGTGCAATATCAGTAGCGGCGGATTTTTATGGAACTGCAAACCAATATAGTGCTAACTTTTTAGTTGTTGCTGGTGGAGCTGGTGGTGGTGTTTCTTTAAATGCTGGAGCTGGTGGAGCTGGTGGTTTTAGAACCTCTACACAAAATCTTACTGGTGGGAATACTTATACCGTTACAGTCGGTAGTGGTGGAGCCGCAGGAACAAATAATACAAATGGTGGAAATGGTGGCAACTCATCAATATCTGGCTCTGGAATAACTACAATAACAAGTGCTGGTGGCGGAGGTGGTGCAACCAACAAAGGGTCACTGGGATTAAGTGGATTAAATGGTGGTTCTGGTGGTGGATCAACACAAGGTAGACCAGCAGGTTCAGGTAACGTACCAAGTGTATCACCAAGTCAAGGCAATAATGGTGGTGGTAGTGTAAGTACAACTGGTTCTAACTCTGGTGCTGGTGGTGGCGGAGGTGGTAAAGGCAACGCTGGTGGTACTGGCTCTAACTCTGGTGCTGGAAATGGTGGTAACGGAGCAAATAATTCATTAACTGGTTCTAACATTACCTATTCTGGTGGTGGTGGAGGAGCAGGAAGAGGTGGAGTGCCTGAAGGTTCTGGTGGTAATGGTGGAGGTGGTTCTGCTGGTGGTAGTAACAATGTACAAAGTGGTTCTGCCAATAGAGGTGGCGGAGGCGGTGCAAGTACTGGAAATATTGGTGCAGGAGGTGGCTCTGGTAGAGTTGTTATCCGAGTACCAACTGCAAACTATACTGGAACAACAACTGGCTCTCCGTCTGTAAATACATCTGGAAGTAACACAGTAATGATATTTGATGGATCTGGGAGTTATACTGCGTAATGGCACATTTTGCTAAAATAAATTCTAGTAATATTGTTGAGGAAGTTTTAACTGTAGCTAATGAGGCTATGTTAGATAGTGATGGAGTTGAACAAGAACAAATGGGTGTCGATTTACTTACGAATCTAACTGGACATACTAATTGGAAACAGACATCTTACAATACTAGAGCTGGTGTGCATAAGAATGGTGGTACACAAATAAGAAAAAACTATGCAATGATAGGCATGACTTATGACGCTACAAGAGATGCTTTTTATGAGCAAAAACCTTATAATTCTTGGACTTTAAACGATACAACTTGTGTTTGGGAAGCACCATTACCTTTACCCAGTGATGCAAGTGAAGAAGACGAAATATGGTACGATTGGAATGAAGATGCTTACCAAGCAGACAACACAAAGGGTTGGGAGTTACGTACCTTCGAGGAGTAGTTCTGATTTTATACAATCATGGACAATGCCTGAGTATGTATGTGACGAGATATTACAATATTATAAAGATAACTCAGAATATCATGTAAAAGGTGGTATTGCTTTTGAAGGCACAAATACAATTAGAAATGATATTAAAGTATCAACAGATCTACCAGTAAGTTGTAATAACAACACAAGACCTTTTTATGATTATCGTAATCTATTACAACAATATTTAGAAGATTATGTAGCTACGTATCCTGATGTAAACAACTTGCATAGATTCAACATCACAGAAGATTATAATATACAACATTATAAAAAAGGCGAGGGTTTTAAAAAAGATCATTGTGAAAGAGATGGTCAGTTTTCTAAAAATGTTAAAAGATGTTTAGTGTTCACGACTTACCTTAATGATTTAGATGATGGTGGCACTATATTTAAATATCAAAACAGAATTGTAAAAGCCCAAAAAGGAAAAACTTGTATCTTTCCGAGCGACTGGACACATACACATCGTAGTCAAATATCAGAAACACAAGAAAAAACTATTGTTACTGGTTGGTTTAGTTACCTTTGGTAAATAAATGGACTTGTTCACAACTTACATACAAAGAGATAATAACCAAAATCTAGCAGATAATTTGCTAGAACCTTGTAAGAAAATTTTATCAGAAATACCAAATGACAATAGGTATGAGTTTGGAAAAACATCTTTTTATTACACAGATGTTTGGGAAAAATATAAAAATAATTTCAAAGATTTGTATGATTACATATTTAAGAACACCTTTGCCTATTGTGAAAAAATGGAATTATTACTGGTAGATAAGGTATCTATTGAAAATATATGGGTTTCTGAAATGTACAAATTTGGTCAACACAAACTACACGCACACGCTGGTTATTGTGATTTAAGTGGTAACTTTTATGTACACACAGAACCAAATAGTGCCGACATTGTTTTTTACAGACATGAATTTATGAATGACCCAATGGCAAATTTTAGATGTAAAACATTCAATAAATACAACGCTAATGAATGGAGGTTTCCAGCAGAAAAAGGTAATATTCTATTATGGAAATCTGATTTACCACACTCAGTCGACTTAAACATGAGTAATAGTAGAATAGCGATATCGTTTAATTTAAGATTAATAACAAATGATGGGAAAAATAGTGCAACTGCTTAAAAAAGAAAACAATGAAAAAATATTTTTAAATGCAACATACCCATACTGGGTTTTTCAAAATGTGGTTGACAAAGAAACTTGTAAAAATATAATTGATTTAGGCAAAGATAAATGGATGAAAGCTAAGATTGGAGGCAAAAAACAAATAGATACAAAAACAAGAAGAACAGATGTGGCTTGGTCCAATGATGATTGGCTTTATGAACTTTGTTGGGGTTATCTTCATACTGCTAATAAAAATTCAAACTGGAATTTTGAAATAAGTTCTTGTGAGCCGATGCAGATTACTAAGTATAAGAAAAATGGACATTACCAATTCCATCAAGATGGTAATGGCTTTACTAGATTTGACATACCAGAAAATAAAATTTTACATGGTAAAACTAGAAAACTTTCCATGACTATTGTTTTAAATGAAGACTATGAAGGTGGGGAGTTTGAATTTTTTGATGATAAAAATTTAATAAAAGAAAAGATAGGGACAATTATAGTTTTTCCATCTTATATGGTACACAAAGTTAGACCAGTGACAAAAGGAACTAGGTACTCATTAGTAGCGTGGTTTTGTGGTGAGCCTTTTGTTTAATTTACAAGGCAACAAAAAATGATTATAGTAAACTAAAATAACAAAGTTGAGGACTGATATGCCTTTGCAAAGTTTAAAATTTAGAGCAGGAATCAACAGAGAAATTACTTCATACTCTAACGAAGGTGGCTTTTTTGATTGTGAAAAAGTTAGATTTTACACTCAGTTTCCTGAAAAAATCGGTGGTTGGGTCAAATATAGTGATAATACTTATCTAGGCACAGCCCGAGCTTTACATAATTGGTTGGCTCTTGATGGTTCTAATTACATGGGTATTGGCACACACTTAAAATATTATATTGAAGAAGGTGGTGTTTTTACCGATATTACACCTATTAGAAAGACTTCTACAAATAGTATTACCTTTTCAGCAACTGATGGTTCAGCGGAACTCACGGTTACAGATTCAACACATGGTGCAGTTCAAAATGATTTTGTCACCATATCAGGTGCGGTCAGTTTAGGTGGCAATATTACTGCAACAATACTTAATGCAGAACATCAAATTACATCAGTCGTAAACGCTAATTCTTACAAAATAACTGTAAGTGCAACTGCAAATTCATCTGATACTGGTAATGGTGGGTCTGGTGTAGACGGCTCGTATCAAATTAATGTTGGTCTTGATACTGGTGTTGGTGGTAATGGTTGGGGTGCTGGTGGATACGGTGGTGTAAATGCTGATTTAACCACATTTGGTTGGGGTCAAGCCGCGAGTAGTGGTACACTTGCTGATTTACGTTTATGGTCACACGATAATTTTGGTGAAGATTTATTATTAAACCCTAGAGATGGTGCGATATACTACTGGGATGAATCAAATGGACTTGGCAGTAGAGCAGTTTTACTTTCAAGTTTAAGTGGTGCTGATAATGTTCCTAACATCGCTAAACAAGTATTAGTATCTGATATTGATAGACATATTATCGTTTTTGGGTGTGATGCTATAGGTGGCGGAGGTGAACAAGATCCCCTCCTTATACGTTTTGGATCACAAGAATCATTAACAAAGTTTACACCAGATACTACAAATACGGCAGGTGATTTACGTCTTAGTAGTGGATCAGAGTTTGTTCAAGCAGTAGAAACAAAACAACAAATTTTAGTTTTTACTGATACAAGTCTGTTTTCTTTACGATTTATTGGTCCACCTTTTACTTTTGGTTTACAAGAACTTTCCAAAAACATAACTATTATGAGTCCAAAATCGGCTGTTGCTGTTGATGATATTGTTATTTGGATGGGGCGTGATAACTTTTATATTTATACTGGTCGCACACAACAAATAGCGTGTACTGTTAGAGATAAGGTTTTTCTAGATTTTAATGAAACACAAGCTGATAAAGTAGTTGCAGGAGTAAATTCAAAATGGAATGAAATATGGTGGTTTTATGCCTCAGCAGATAGTAATGAAAATAACAAATATGTGATATATAACTATGCTAATCAGACGTGGTACTATGGAACACTTTCTAGGACAGCTTGGCATGATAGAGGTATAAGAAGATTTCCAATAGGTGCAGGATCACAATATTTATTTAATCATGAAAGTGGTAATGATGACGATGGTAGTGCAATGACTGCATCAGTTGAGTCTAGTCAAATAGACATTGGTGACGGCTATCAATTTAGTTTTATAAAACAGTTAATACCTGACATTACTTTTGAAGGCTCGACTTCTACTACTGGTAATCCTACAGCTACGTTTACATTACAAGCTAGGAATGGTCCAGGAAGCACATACGACAATACTGCTAATGGTTCTTCAACAAGAACAGCTACAACACCAGTTGAACAATTTACAGATACTTTAAATGTAAGGCTAAGAGGTCGTTCTTTCAATATGAAACTTGAATCTACAGAACAAGGTGTTGCTTGGAAGTTAGGTACACCAAGAGTAGATATTAGACCAGATGGTAGAAAATCATGACGAGTCGTGATATAGTCCCTCCTAGATTACCACAACCAAATGGTGAGCTAACGGTTGATTATATGTATGATTTAGTTACAACTCTTGATTTTTTTATTCAACAACAAAATAATCCTGGCGAAGGTAGAAATACAAAATTAGTTTTTACTGCATTACCAACTAGTGATGTTGGTTTAGAAGAAGGAACCTTGTATAGAATAGGAAATGATGTTAAAGTATCTTTGTTGAATATCGCAGGAGTTGATGGTAATAGTTCAACTATGTCATTAGGTTCTGTAACAGTTTCAGTTTCATAACTGACTGCACACTTGTATAAAAGTTTTTTATCTGTTAAGATGGTGATATGAGTATTGCAAGTCTTTCATATGATGTAACAAATGCCAATCCAATCGGTTTAGCTACTTTAGAGAATGCTTCTAAAATGTTAGCCGACTTTGGTCGTAATGGCGACACTTATGTAGTACATGCAAAAGAGGGTGAAACTGTAATACCTATGGAGGTGTTGGATAATAATCCAAGACTCAAGGCTATGTTGTTTCAGCAAATGCGTGATTTAGATTTAGATCCATATCGCTATATTGTTGGTAATGAGTTAAATTCTATAAATCCTGATACTGGTCAACCTGAATTTTTTATTAAAAAATTATTTAAGGGTTTGAAAAAAGTAGTCAAAAAAGTTGCACCAGTAGTGTTACCTATCGCCGCTCCGTTTTTATTACCTACGATGCCTCTGTTTTTATCAACTGGTATCGGTACATTAGCAGGAGGTCTGATTGGTGGACAAAAACCAAAGGATGCTTTGCGTAATGCAGTTATAGCAGGAGGTTTAGCTGGATTAGGTAATGTAGCTTTTGGTGGTTCAGAAGGTTTTGGTTCTGGTAGTTTTACTGGTAGTGCTGTAGATGCTGGATTAGCAAGTGCTCCTAAACAAACAGTACCAGACATACAAGGTATACCTACAGCTATGACTAGAAGTGAACAAATTGTTAAAACACCGATAGGTCAAGATACTGGTATTTTACAAACACTTAAAGATGCTGGAGGAAAAGCAGTTGACTCAGTAAGTAGTTTTTATGATAAATACATATCACCGAGCCGTCCGGGAATACAACCAACAAATGAAGCCCTTGTCGAATCAGCTAAAAAATCTGCTGATGCACAAATAAAAGCGTTAGAAGCTATTAGAAACAAACCTTTGAGTGATACAGCTAAAGATAAATTATTTACAGATGCGTATAAAATAGCACAAAAAGAATTAGCCCCTAGTGCTTTCCAAAAGTTTGCTCCAATAGGTGGGTTAACAGCTCTAGGTTTATATGGTTTAGATAAAGCAGGTCTACCAATATTTACAGTTAAGGAAGAGGAACAAGGTTCAGCACCATTGACAGGACTAGATTTACTACAACAAGATCCGGATAGGTTCAAGTTTACTGACTTTTATGGTAATAATCCATTTTTTAGAAACAGAGCAGAAGGTGGTGAAATAGTTGGTCCTGGGACAGCAACATCAGATTCTATACCAGCTATGTTAAGTGATGGTGAGTTTGTTATGAACGCAAAAGCAGTTAGAGGTGCTGGTGGTGGTGATAGAAAACAAGGTGCGAAACGCATGTATCAAATGATGAAAAAGTTTGAGAGGGTAGCATAATGGCAGAATCACAAACCGTAATACAAAGAGAAGCCCCTGAAATAGAAGCTTATAAACTTGGTTTGATGGAACAAGCTAAGGCTCTAGCTGGGACTGCACCTACTGCAGAGCAACTAGCTAAATTAAGTCCTGCTCAACTTGGTTTATCTAATATTCAACAACAACTTGTAAATCAAGCTTCTGGTGGTATTGGTGATTATTCACAGTTTTTGGCTGATGCTGGACAAACTTTAGATACAGCAGGACAAACTTTAACTGGAGCATTAGGCACATTAGATACTGGTTTAGGTACAGTAGATGAAGCTAAAACTGCTGGGGGCTTGTCTACTGGTATATTTGATCCTAGTATGACGCAACAGTTTATGAATCCATATCAAAAAGCTGTTACAGAACAAGCTTTAGCTCAATTAAATAAACAATTTGCAGAGCAACAAGCAGGAAGGTCAGCGGGAGCTATAGGTGCTGGAGCGTTTGGTGGCTCTCGTCAAGGTGTTCTAGAAGGTATTGCACAACGAGAATTAGGTGATGTAGCAAGTAGAAGAATATTTGAGGACTTAGCCAGAAATTTTGGTCAAGCACAGCAGTCAGCTATGACATCATTTGAGAACCAACAAAGACGTCAAGCTAACCAAGCTTCTTTATTAGGGCAACTAGCTTCACAACAAGCTGGTATAGGACAATTACAATCCAGTATAGGTGGTCAACAAGCTAGTCAAGCAATGCAACAAGCAGGACTTGGTGAGTTAGCACAAAACATTGATCTAAAAGAATTACAAGCCCTACAAAGTATTGGTGCATTAGAACAACAGCAAAGACAAGCAGATGAACAAGCAAGGTTAGCTGGAGAAAGGTTTGCCTTTTTAGAGCCTCAACAAAGGTTAAGTTTTTATAGTGATATATTGAGAGGTGTGCCAAGTACACAAATACAAACACTAGTAGGTGGTGGTGGTGGACAACAAGTGCCAATGTTTCAACAAGCTTTAGGAGCAGGAATAACTGGTCTAGGTTTATATGGTGCTGGAAGTAAACTGGGGTTATTTTAATGAATGTATTACAAAGACAAATGTTTCAAATGCCTAAAACAAATGAACCGATGGGTGGTATCACGTCGGGACTTGATGAAGCTGAGGCTGTACAATCAACTGAGGCTCTCGGTGGGATCGCGGCTGGTATTGAAACACTTTTTCAAAATATTGATAATGCGGAAAATCCAAAAGAAATTATGGACGCTATCAGAGGTGATGAAGCCTCGGTGGAGGAGCGTCGTACTGAGTTGGGACAGTTGGTCGGTAAAACAGATGCTGATCAAACTCCGGAGTCGGTTTTAACTATGGTACAACCGTTAATGACGGTAATAGAATCTACTGGTGGCATCGCTAGTTTAGATGCAGAAGATTCACCAGTAGCACCGAATATTGGTGAAGCAAATCAAGCAGAAGCTATAGCTAGGATGATGCAGAATGAACCTACAGCTATGTTAAATTTAGGAGCTGTGCCAAACGAAGATAATACTGTCTCTGGTTTACAAGCTTTACAACAAAGCACTTCTAGTCCATTAGGGGTATTAGCTTTAGCACAAAGACTTGCACCTAGAACACCGTCTCTCGCATCATTCCAAAAACAATATGAAGATAAACCAAGTGCTTATGCACAGTATGCTGACGTATTACCTTATCAACTATTATCACAATTTGGACAAATAGTAGGCAGAAGTCCAACTTTATTGAGTGCCGCTCTAGATCCACAAACAGTAAAACTTGCTGACCCAGTTTTGCAACTTAATATGCTACAAGCTAAAGAAAAAGCAGATCGCTCAACAAAAGCAACAGAAGCGTTTACAGAGGCTAAAAGAGATGCTGAAAAAGCTAAGTCAGATTTATACGGTAAAATATTACCAAAATTTTTAGATAGGAAATCTAGTGTATTTGAAGCAAAAGATGGTTCCTTATATCAAGTAAGTCCTGAAGGTACACCAACATTAATCAAACCTGGACAAGATAAAACAGTTATTGTTGGCAATACATTGTTAAGGCTTGATCCAACTACAAATAAGTTTGTCCAGGAATATAGTAAGCCAGGATCAGAATTACAATTATACAGCACACCCAAAGGTCAGTTTGCGATTGATCTTAGTTCCAAAAAAGCAGATGGTTCTTATAGTGTTTCAGCCCTTCCAGGAGGTCAAACTAGCGAAGAAATATCAGCACAGTTTTTTAAGTTTTATGATACTGGTGATGGTGGTGGTTTTGCAATTGACACTCGTCGTCCAACTATAGAAGGTCCAGGCGGAAGTATGGTTATGAATACTTTGTTTGAAAGACAAGGTAGAGATAAAACTACCACACAATCAACACAAGCTGGATTAATGGTAGTTAATGAAAGTAACCCTGAAAAATCATTCTTGATTCCAGATACTGCTAAAAAAGAGTTTATCAAAGTTGGTACTAAAGAAACTGGTTTTAGAATGATAAATAAATTTTCTGGAGAAGGTTTTAATGTTCCAGGATTAAAAGAGTTCCAACCAGAATATTTCAAAAAATTAGATAAATTTACAGAAGCTTCTAAAATAATAAATAACCCAGATCAATTTACTGATGCTAAAGTTAAAAAGGCACAATTAGAATTTAATGCGTTATCAAAAGAATTACTTCCAGCAAATACAGAGTTTGAAAAACTAAGAGATGATAATGCTAACCTATTTAGAGCAGAGTTAATGAAAAATGCTGGAGCTGATGTAAATGAAAAAGATATTGATGCTCAAGTAGACCAGTTTATATTTAACTTAAATAATGATAGGATTACAAAACTTACTACAAATGCAAGTCAGTATGATACACAAAAGAGTTTAAAAGATACATATTCTAAAATGCTTGGTAAGTTACAAGAGGATACGTCAGACAGAGTAAGAAACTCTTTAGCTCTTAAAAAGTTAGCAAACCTACAAAGCTTAGTAAGTGACCAAACTAGAACTGGTTCTACAGCACCGTTTAGATTAGCTGTAGGTAAGTTTTTAGAAGATGTAGGTATAAAGAAAAATGTTATTAATGCTCTTGGTATTAGTGAGGGTGAGTATGATGATTTCCTCGGTGGTACACTAGGTAATCTACAACTCGCAAGTAAGATAGGTAGCCAGTTTGCTGTTGAGTTTGCATCAAGCTTCCCAGGAAACCTTAACCAATCAGAAGTTGAATTAATACAAAACGCTGGAATTAACCTTACTACAACAAAAGAAGGTATTAAGGTTATGGAATCTATATTCAAGGCAGAAGCAAAACGTAATGAGTCAGAGGAAAAAATAATTAACGACTATATGGCGAATGAAGCTAATAGTTCTAAAACACCTATGAAGCAATATGCTGAAATACAAGCAAAACTCATTAAAAACAGAAAAGATAACCCACTTATTACACCAGAAATAAAAGATCAAATAACTGGTTTTACAGCAGAAAGTCCTACAGTATTTAAAAATGCGTCAACAAACCAAACTATAATCACTACTCCAGATAGAGTAGCTAGGTTTAATATTGTTAAATCAATTAATGCACCTAATTTTGAAACCTTTTTAGAAAAATCAGCACCTATGCAAGATTATGCTAGAAAAACTTATGGTGAGAATGCTAAATTTAATACAGATGAACTTAGAAGAATTTATAATTTATATCAACCACTTTCGTTACAACGTAACCCTAATTTCCAAACGGAGGATTAATGTCAGAAGATTATTTTGCAAGTGATCCAGCTCCAGGAGGAGCATCAAGTGGTGCTGATTATTTTGCTTCTGATCCAGTACCAGTAGTTGATGATAGTATAAAACCAACATTAACCACGGATCAAGGAACTTCACTAATACCTATAGAGGGTGGTGACTTTTTTGATATGATTAGTAGCTATGCAAATCGTATTGGTATAGCTAATCTACCTTTAGAATCACAAGCACAAATGTTGAAAGATCAAGGTGAAGAAAGTCCAGTTGTAGAAGCACAGAATCAACTAGAAAAAAGTTTAAAATTATACACTCAAGAAAACCTTCGTATAGAAAATGTTTTAACAGATAAATTTGGTGTGAATTATGCAGGAGATGAAGCTGTAGGTGATATATCTTTAAATGTGCGTGATGGTTTAGCACGACGTAATAAATTTACAGATAGATTAGGTTACTTTAAACGTATGTATCCTGAAGGTAAGTATTACAGAACTGATGTTGGTGGTGGAAAAGTAGAAGAGCTTTATCAATTAACTAAAGATGGGCAGATATTTAGGGTGGATCCTAATGGTGGCTTTAGTGATTTTGCAGGTGATTTTGGTGATTTTTTAGGTACAGTTGGAACTGGTGCGACTGCAGGAGCTATAGTAGGCTCTTTCTTTAGTCCTTTTTTAGGTACGGGTTTTGGCTCTCTTTTTGGTCAAATGTTAGATGATTACTTTACTGGTGAGGATCTTACATATGAAAATGGTAGAGAATTTTTAGGTGATGTATTAAGTGGCGATAAAGTAGGTCTTGCTTTTATGGAGGGTGCTATAAACAAAGTCCTTCCAGGAATGGGTCGTTATATGATTAATAAGATGCAAGGTAAAGAAGGAGTGCCTTTAAACTTTGGAACTAAAGCGACAGCGGCTCAAGCATTACAAGCACAAAAGTTTGCAGAAAAAGCTGGATTACCTTTGCTTAGTATTGCACAACTGACTGATAGTAAAGTTATAAAAAAGCTGACAAATCAGTTGATGGGTACTTCTGACCTAATGCAGAAAAAAATGACAAAACAAAATCTTGCCATATTTAATAAAATTAAGGGTGAGGTTACAAAAGATTTTGAGAGTGCAAGTCAAGCTAATTTAGTTTCTTACTTAAATTTATCTAAAAAGAAATTACTTGATGATGCAGTTACAGAACTTAAAAAAGCTGACCCTGATTCTACAGTTGGTCAGGTAGATTTTACACAGTTTGTGCAAGACGTTGGTAATTTTAAAAAAGGTTATGACACGCTTATTGATAGAACATTCACTCTCGCTATGCAGACTGCAAAAAAAGATGGTGTTGTATTTAATTTAAAGAACATAGTAGAATCTGCTGATAATGTTTTGGCAGGAGTACAGACTAAATTAGCGACTAAAAGTAAAAAAGGTAACAACATATATCAAAGAATAGGTGGCGAGTTACAAGGTGATATTAGGTCTATGATAAACCAACTCAAAGCTATGGATCCAAATGTTGGCACTATTGCAGTAAATAAGTTTGGACAAAAAAGAGTGTTTGACTCTTTAAAACAAATGTTAGCTGTAAGAAATAAATTATCAGAAATAGCAGGAGAGGCTGGAGATAAAAACGCTATTGAGTTAATCAAAGCTATTGATAATACTTTAGAGAACCCGATACAAGGTGGCACATCATTTTTAAAATATTTAAAAGAAGCTAGACAGTTAACAAAAGATAAAACTGATATTGTTAATTATACTAGTTTAGCACAACTGTTTGACCGTAAAGGTAACATAAATATTACTAAAACTATGGATGGTATTTTTGATGGTAAAACAAACGCTGAGGACATTAATCTACTTGTAAAATTTATGAATGTTGCATCAGGTGTAAATGAAAGAACTGGTAAACGCATTATACAAAAAAATACTGCTGATATGATGAAAGTTTTGCAAGATGGTTTTGTGCAATACATTTTACAGCAGAAAGATAATGCTGGAAAAGTTATCTCTGATTTAAAAATAGATAAAAAAGGCTTATATGAAAAACTCATACCACACGCCCCAACAAGAAAGGCGTTAGAGGATTTAGCATTAAAACAATCACAGCTTAGTCAAAGTGGTGCAGTAAAAGCTCTGAAACAAAGCATGGATGCAGATGAAGCAACTTTTAAATTATTAGCAGGATCATCAGCTAAAGAAATAAAAGATCAAATCGCCGAAAGAGGTGGTATGAATGGTAAGCTCGCTAATGATTTAAGAAGAGCTATACTAAATAAAATTATGACCAAGAGTGGTGTTTTAGAACAAGCAGAAGGCTCAGGCGAACTATTACTTAACACACCCATGTTTTCAAAAGCTTTGTCTGAAATAGAAGGTGGTGTTGGTGAGTTTGCACAATTTAGATCTTTATTTCCAAAAAAATATGTAAAAGCATTACAAGATAGAAGATTATATTCTTTCTTTGTGACTGGCGGAACAGACGCTGGAGCAGATATTGCTACTGGTGCTGTTGTTGGACAGTTAAGACAAGGTAGACCAGTTGAGTTTGCAAAAACTATGTTCATTAGTACAGCACTTTCAAAGTTTTTATCAAAAGCCCCAAGTGTAGAACAGTTACAAAGAATACATGATACACAAC